ATTTCTTAAAAATTCCATCATAAATTCTTTTGGACTATAGCCAGGAGTTTTTGGATCTTCTTGTACTCCACCTGTATTTTGTGTTGTCGCTGCCGCTGTTTGTGTAGGCGTTTGGTCATATGTAGGGTTAGGCCCTAATACTTCTTGTGCTCTTGTATAATTTTCTCCTCCTTCCATTAAACTTTTTAAAGCACCAGAAACTGTTGTGCCAAATGAATCTGCTTTATTCATATTGGCATTAGGATTACCTCCAAGAATTGTGTTGTATAAACGATCAACTCCCATTCCTGATTTATATCCACGGCCAAGTAACCATTTTTCAACATGTGGCATTTGTTCTGCAATAGTATAGTTACCTATTTTTTTAGGATCTAAACCTGCTTCACCACGTTCGTAATCACCAAATTGAATAACACCATAATATTTATCTTGATCGCCACCCCAAACATTAGGTTGAAATGTTGATTCTTTATTTAAAACAGCACCTAATTCATAAGGGTCTATTCCTAAACGTTTAGCAGAATCAAAAATAGCTTTTCGATCTGCATTTGTAACTTGATAAGTCATCGCGCTACTCTTCCAGATAATTGCATTTGTAAGAATTTATTAGGATCTAAAACAGGATTGCTTCCTGAATAAATACCAAGTAAAGACTGATCAATCTGAGAAGGTTCAATTTCTCGTAAAGCATCATTTTCATCTTTAGCTGTCATAGATCCAGGAAGTGAATTGTCTGACGAATAAAGATTAGGGAAAGTTTGTTTATGAATTGCCAAGCCAAGATCTCTAACTTTATCCAGCTGTGTTTTATCTTGACCTTGAGCAGCACGGCGAGCTTGCTCATAAATCTGCATTGGATCAGCTTGCAGAATTTGCTCAGCATTAGGCGGTAAAACTGTATTAGCTGGATTGGCATTAGGCATTGTGCTAGTACCATTTCCATAAGTTGCACCCATATTGCCAGCCTGATCTCCAGGGGCATAAGGTCTAGCAGGGCTACCAGGTGTTACCGGAATTGGTGTACCAGGTATAACATTAGGTGCATTAGGAGGCGCACCTGGTACAGGAGTTTCAACAGAAGGTTTTAATGCTTCAAATATTCTTGATCCACGGGCATATTCTTCTGCTACTTTTCTGCGAATAGCATCCATATCAAGATCTGCGCCTTGATCTGGACGATCATCTACATCCTTTGGATTAGGTTTTGGTTTTGGTGCGCGTCTGCCTGACATCATGTCAGATGCACTAGGTGCAGCATTTTCATTTGATTTAAATTCTGCTTTTCTTGCTCCAGCAAGTTTAGGCATTGGTCCTAATCTACTCATATTTGCATCCCCAGGATTTTGAATATTTTCTTTTAACATGTCATATAAACCAGTGCCTAGGTTATAACCTCCGTAGGCACCTGCAGTTCCTGTAAGCAATGCACCTGGACCTGTTATTAGTCCACCTAAAGTTCCTGCAGTCGTTCCTCCTATACCTCCTAAAACACCGAAAGTAGCACGACCTATAGCGTCAATTGGATCTGCTCCTTCTTGAACTTGATCATAAGCATCTAATGCGCCACCTGCAACATTTAATAGTGGACCTGCTTTTAAAACATTTTTTGCGCCTTTTAAAAAACCTCCCCCTCCTTTTGACATATTAGCCATTGTCTGTACGCCGCCTGGGATAGCAGGTCCTTGGACATTATATAAACCTCCTGGAATAACTTGTTTAGGTACAGCTCTTGCTCCACGGGGATAATTCAAATCAAAACTACGTGGTGAGCTCGGTACATTAGGCGCTCTTAATGCACCACTAGCAGCTTGTCCACCTCTTGGTAAAGCTACATCATCAAGTCGTGCAGCCGCGTTGAGATTACGTTGTACTTGATTTCGCGCTGCTTCTTTAGCAGCACCTGGAGCCATTCTAGATATATCATCTACCTGGCCAAGTACACCAACAGGTGCATTTTGTATACCTACTCCTCGAAATTGACCTGGTAAAGCTCTTTGCAATACATCATCAACTTGGTTTGCAAAACCTCTATAGGTACTTGGATCAGTAATAGTATCAATTGTTGTTTTAATTACTGGCGTACGACGGCCAAATTTTATAAATCTATCTAGATTGTTTCCAACAAGAGAAGTAGCCATGATTATCTATAAATGCGATGGAGGATAATATTGCTGCCAACTGTTGTGTCAGCTGGACCAGGGAGTGCTTGAATAAATTCAGCACCTGATCGTTCATAACGATAGCGTGCCTGCATTTCATCTTTATAGTTTGGAACATATAGTATTTGTGCAAGACGATTTGTCTCATACAAATAAACATCATTCCAAAGACGCAAAGCATCTCGGACATTACTTGATCGAATAGTACGATCAACATCACCAAGGATGCCTTCTACTCGTGTACTTGGAGGAGTAAAATTAGGATCGTTAGACGCTAATTGTGTTTTCTTTTCCGATGCATCACAACGGTCAATTTGAATCACAATTTTGTCATGAAACAATGTATCCGGAACGGAATTCATTGCCTCTTCTAAACGAGCATAATCACCTGCTGGGACACTAGTTACGTAGTAACCCAGATGATATCTAACCCTGCTTTGATCAAAAGGGGATAACTGCACTGCATACCAGGCTTATACACTTATTCTAAACTGTGTCAATAAAAAAGACCCGAAGGTCTTAGACACGGACAAGATCTGCAGCAAATACAGAATCCCAATCGACTCTTTTAATTTGTCTTAATTGCTCCAAACTATGAAAACGTTCTCCAGAAAGTGAAGTTTGAAGGTCTTTAATATCTTTTGCTGTTTTCATTCCAATCCCTTTAATGTGATCAGAAATCATACGTGCAGTTGCTGCATTAATATTTAAACGCGTATCAGTTGGAAAAGTTCTAGGCTCTTCTCCAGAAGCTGCATCTTTTACTTGCAGGCTTTTAACTTTAGTCGTTGCTTGTGCATCTTTTTCAATCTCAGTGTGATACACAGTAAAAATGCGACCGTCCTGGTCTTCAACCATGAACCAGTCGCCGTCATCCCATTGAGTAACAACTTTTACTCTTGTACCAGTCTTTTTGTGCTGATATAACATCGGGGCCAGTAATAGTTAACTGACCCCATATTACCCTAAATATCAATAACCAGGGTAGTTAGATGCAATCTTATAAGGAATGTACTGCTCAATATCGTCGTAATCCATAGCAACATCTGGCTGGATGTAGCAGAGTTCAACGAGAATGTAGCCTGTATTACCAGCTGCTTTATCAGCATCGGTAATAGCCCAACCACCATTGGTGGCAGTAGAGTTTGTAGCAGTCTTTGAATAAACCCGATAAGTGCTATCAGAGGTTAATTCTTTGTACTGAACACCAGAAGCAAGTGGAGATAATCCATAGCCTGCAGAACCAGCTGCAATGCTGTTGCTAGATGCTGTTAAGTTAGCTGCATCAACCTGACCAGAATGCGTGGTAGGTGCAGTTGCTGAACCAGGACCAAAACCAATTACTTGGGCAGATCCAGAGGTAAGCAAGCTTCCTGCAATACGACCATCGCCCCAGCCTTGTGCAACAGAAATAGTTGCACGATAAGCATAAGCAGGAAGATCAGTAGAAGCAGTAACAGTCATGCCAGTGATGTTGACACGCGTATCATCATTCTTATAAGGAGAAGGAATGATTACGTTGGCTGTTGTTACATAGCCATCACCAGATGCATTGGTTACAGGAACGTAACCACGCTGTTGAAAGTAACGATATCCAGGGGTAGCCAGAACAGATGTCGGGCCAGCAATAGAAGCGTTATTAGAGGTTCCACCCCGCGTATCAATGTTCTGATACCACCCATTGAGTGGCTCGGACATATCAGCCGGGTAAATTTTCTTAGCAGATAAATATGCCATTTACTTAAAAATGTATAAGTGGACGTTAATTAAATCAAACAACACCATCATCAGAGATGAAGCTGAAAGCATTCGTAATGAAGTCTTTGTTCAGAACCTCAAAACCAGCATACAGCTGCCAAATTAGAATGATAAAGCGTGAGAAATCATCATTGTTGTTGATCAAAACTTGTGCGTTCGGACCGCCAATTCCAATGCCGATTGCCTGAGGACCGAAGAAGAAACCTTGAGCTACTTCTTCATCAGCAAAAGTATTAGCACCATCAGAAGCGAACGTAGCACTAACAGTCTTGTTGGGGAAGTTAGTGGACTCGAAGAATTTAACACCTTCGAATTGAACACCAGTAGGCATCACAGGCTCACCAGCCAGGAAATAACCCTGACCAGCTTGAGGACCCATGTAGAAGCTGGAGTTGTTAGGCATCATGGGATTAGCCATGTACATGCCTTGACCGGGGTTGCCGCTATAACGAGCAATCTCACGGAAGTCTTCGTCACGACGCAAGTGCATCATGAAGACAGGATCACAAATACAACGATACAGACCATCAGCGAAGGTAGGAACGTTGCGCTTACGCAGATCCTTAACAACTTCTAACAAGTCAGTACGAACAGAGAACTGTTGAACTTGACCGGTGTACTCAGCAGCTGTGTAAGAAATGCGACCTTGTGCATCTTTTTCTTTGTCACCAGCAAAGTAGTAACCACCTTGTGTAGTACCTGCTTTACCTTGTGCTTCTGCTTTAGCCAGTTCGTCAATAAAGACGCGATCACGCCAACGGCGATAATCATCTAACAGCGTAAGGCTGCCGATGGACTGGTGGAACATGTTCAGGTTGCCGGTATCAAGCAGCAAACGCTGAGCAGTAATTAAAGTTTCCCGAGCAATTTTAAAAGTAGAAGGCTGGGTA